TTCGGCGGATTCGCGGTCACCTTCAACGGCGACTCCGTGCCGTGGCTGTGGACCGAGGACGACGACATCGCCGCCGCCACCGGCTCCCCCACCAAGCCCTGCGTCCGCGTGCCCTGCCCCAGCTTCGACGAGGAACGCCTGGAGCTGTACGGCATCTGCCTCACCGCGGGCAACCTCGCCGACTCCGCATACCCCGAGGCGACGCAGCACATGATCCGGCTGCTCATGGCCGCGCACGACCACGCCATGAACGCCCGCCTCATCTCCCTCATGGTCGCCGCCTCCAGCGCGGTCACCTCCATCACCGGCGGCGCGGCCACCGACGCCGCCGCCCCCCGCATCTTCAACGCCGTCGGCCTCGCCGCCACCGACTACCGCGAGCGGTACGGCATGTGCCTCGACGACGTCCTCGAAGTCGTCTTGCCCGCCTGGGTCCGCGAAGTCATCCGCGGCGACCTCGCCTGGAAGGCGGGCGTCGAGCTCCAGGCCGTCCCCAACAGCGAGATCGACTCCTACTTCCTCGCCCGCAACGTGCGCGTGCAGTGGGTCGACGACTGGCAGGTCCGCGCCTCCGGCCAGTTCGGCAACGCGACCGCGATGACCGCGTGGCCCACGACCGTGGACTTCCTCATCTACGCGGCCGGCACGTTCATCCACGGCAACGGCATGAGCCTCGACCTCGGCGTCGTCCGCGACAGCGTCCTGAACGAGACCAACGACCACACCGCCCTGTGGTCGGAGGAGGCCCACCTGATCGCGAAGGTCGGCCACGAGTCCCGCCAGTACCGCGTCGGCTTCAACGTCAACGGCTCCACCTCGGCGCTGCTGACCGGCACCGTCCGGGTCTGACCCGGCCCGGCCGTGACCGCAACCGTTGACGAAGGGAGGTGAACACTCATGGCACGCCAGCTCATCGAACTGCCCACGACGTTCACCTCCCTGCCGCACGGGCTGTGGGACTCCATCCAGACCCCCAGCCCCGGCACCGTGCACTGGCAGAACGGCGTCACCTGGCAGGACCGCTGCCCGACCGGCGACACCACCTACGACGAATGCCTCGCTGTCACCGGCATCGGCGCGCCCCCCGAACCGGCCGCCAAGACCGCCAACGTTGAGGAGACCAACCGCGGCGCCACACCGTTCACGGTGTACGCCCGCTTCGACTGCTCACCCATCGGCATGGGGGACGCCCAGACCGTGGCCCAGGACGCGCTCGCCCGCGTCGAACAGCTACAGGTGGAGACGGCGTTCTGGACCGGCGTCGCCGGAGGCCAAGCGGTCGTCTTCCCGCACCTCGCCGCCGACGGCGAAGTCATCGAAGGCGAAGTCGTCCTGCAGACCGTCGCCTCGCCCGTTGTGACCGGCGCCGACGTCGCCCACGCGATCGGACTGCTGGAGCAGGAACTCGCCGAGTGCTACGCCGGCCAGGGCCTCATCCATGTACCGCGGAGTGCGCTCGCGACGCTGGCCGCCTGGAACCTGGTGACCGAGATCGACGGTGGCCTGTTCACGCCCGGCGGGAACCGGATCGTGGCGGGCGGCGGCTATCCCGGCACCGGCCCGGACGGTGAGGCGCCTGCCGCAGGCACGACGTGGATCTATGCGACTGGTGCGGCGTGGGGCTACCGGTCGAACGTTTTCTTCTCGCAGGTACGGGACTCGCTGAACCGGTCCTCGAACACCTTGCAGATGCTGGCCGAGCGGAACTACCTGATCGGCTTCGAGTGCTGCCTGCTGGCCGCGCACATCGTCCTGGGCGTGCCCACCGAATAGGAGTATCACCATGGCAGCTACGTCGACGTGCGCGACTCCCATCAAGGGCACGCACATGCGGATCATCGCTCTCGACGCGTGCGGCGTGCCGGTCACCGGCGCGTCCGGGCTCGTCGCCGTCTCGTCCGGGTTCGTGCAGGTCGAGATGGAGCCCGACTACGAGGACGGCGAGGAGTTCTTCGAAAGGACCGCGTCCGGGCAGCCGTGCGTGAACCAGAAGGACGACCCCACCCTGAAGCGCCTGGGCCTCACAGTCCAGATGTGCGAGGTGAACGTCAGCATGCTCGCGTTCATCCTCAGCGCCCGCGAGCTGACCACCGGCACGCCGACCACCGGCACAGGATTCGCGATCGCCGAAGGCAACCCGACGAACCGGTTCTCGTTGGAGGTGTGGCAGGAGGTCGCCGGATCCGGGGCGTGTGACGCGTCCGGGAACCAGCGCTACATCTACAATGCGTGGCCCAACGTCGGGGCGACGCAGCTCGGTTCCTACACGATCGAGAACGCGCGCTCCACGCTGGAGTTCACGTCCGAGACACGCGGTGCCGGTGCCACGTGGGACACCCTCATCGGCGAGGACTTCCTGCCGTCAGGTGAGTCGGTGGAAACGGACGAGCACTGGATCTGGAACGTGACCACGACGGCTCCGCCGACCGCGGCGTGTGACCCGACGACGCTGGCCGCATAGGCCGGGTCGGTGGTCGCGCAGTTCGGTCCTTGCTCGGACTGGCCGGTTCAGTGGACGTGCGACGTGGACACCCTCAACCCGGCGGTGACCGGGGTGGCGGTGTCCATGGCCACGGAAACCCTGTGGGCGTTGACCGGCCAGCGCTTCGGGCTGTGCGAGGTGACGCTGCGCCCGTGCCGCCGTGACTGCGGGACCGGCTCGTTCTTCGACGACTTCGGTCCGCCCTGGGCTGGCGGGCGGTCGTATCCGCAGCCTGCGCTGATCGGTGGGCAGTGGTTCAACCTGACGTGCGGCAGCTGCGGCGGGGACTGCTCCTGCACGAGCGTGTCGGAGGTGCTGCTGCCTGCGCCGGTGCTGCGGATCGTGGAGGTGAAGGTCGACGGAACACCGCTGGTGACTGGAGCGTACCGGGTCGACAACAACCGGCTGTTGGTGCGGACGGACGGCGGGGAGTGGCCGCGCTGCAACGACCTCGCGCTGGCGGACACCGAGGCCGGCACGTGGTCGGTGTCCGCGGTGTACGGGGAGGAGCTACCGGACGGCGCTGAGCTGGCGATGGGGCAGCTGGCGTGCGAGATTGCGAAGGCGGCAGACGGGGGTGACTGCAAGCTGCCAGCCGGGCTGCAGCAACTGGTGCGGCAGGGCGTGACGATCAGCTACCCGGACATCGGCGAGTTGTTCCAGAAGGGACGCACTGGGCTCTACCTGGTGGACATGTTCGTGGCGACGTGGAACCCGAACCGGCTGCGGACCCGGTCGCGGGTGTACTCGGTGGATCGGCCGTCGGTGCGCAGAGCGGGGACCTGACATGCCGATGATCACAGGCGAGTTGAAGTGGTACACCGTCGCCTCCACGATCGAGCAGGCGGTGTACGCCGAGCTGACGACGAAGCCCGACCGGCACTCGGTGGTGCCTGGCGCGATCGCGTGGGATGAATGCGACTGCGGGCTCCTCGCCGTCAGCGTGGCCCGGATCTTCCTTACCGAGACGTTCCCTGACGAGCTGTCCCGCCGTATCGGCAACGCATGCGACGCACCGTACGAGGTCGGCGAGGTCGTCATTCAAGTCGTCCGCTGTGCCCCGAACCCGGATGGTCCACTGACCGCGCCCACGACAACCGAGCTCGACGCATCCGCGCAGGAGGTGCTGCGGGACGCGTACGAGATGCTGACGGCCGTGTCGGTGAAGCTGTGCGAGATGAACCGGGATCGGGAGATTGCCGACTTCATGGTGCGCCCGATCACCGCCCAGGGGCCGTCCGGTGGCTGTGTCGGCAACGAGCTGCGGGCGTACGTCGCCCTCGGCCGGAACTGACCAGGGAGGCGCGCCGTGTTCACGGTGTCCACCAGCTTCAGCCTCGACCGGCGCCGTATCGAACGGATGCTGCGGCTGCCCGGCGGCATCGTGTATCGCAACATGGAACGCCGGGTGCGCCGCGCCGAAGCCGAAGCGATCCGCCGTGCGCCCGGCAGCATGGGGACCACGATCCGAGCACAGATCCAGCGCGGACCCGGCGGCGAGTTCCGAGGCGTCATCAACGTTCGGCACCCCGCCGCGATTTACGTCACGGGTGGAACGCGCCCCCACCGGATCGTTCCTCGCAGGCCGGGCGGCGTGCTGCGGTTCACGGTCAACGGGCAGGTCGTGTACGCGCGGTACGTCAACCACCCTGGGACCAAGCCGAATGATTTTCTCCGGCAGGCTCTGCGCGCGGCTCTCTAACCCACCGGAATGATCTTCGCGTGGGGGTACCTACCGTCCACCCCATGACCCAGCCCATCCCCACCGAAGCCGCGCCGGTCAAGGACTTCAGCCGTAAGCGCGAGCGGCTCGTCTTCCGTATCGACGACGACCTCTTCGAAGCCGCCACCGCGCTGCCCGGCAAGACCCTCGCCCGGTTCGCCACACGGTTCGCCGACATCGAGAAGACACCCCTCAACGAGCAGCTCAACGTCTTCGCCGACGCCCTCGGCATGGTCCTCCTGCCCGAGTCGAACAGCGTGTTCCAGAAGCGACTGGACGACCTCGCCAACCCGATCGAACTGGAGCAGGCGTCCGACGTCATCCAGTGGCTGCTGGAGCAGTACGGGCTCCGCCCTACCGAGCCGTCCTCGGACTCGTCCACTGGGCTGCCCAGCCCGGCATCTGGCACGAACTCGACGGACGCGCAGCAGCCCACGGTGTCGATCCCGGCGACCTTCCAGCCGACCGCTTCCTGAACTGGATTTACGCCGAGATGCTCACCCGGCTCCCCGTCCGGGACAACGAAAACCCCGACCGAGCCCGCCAACGGTTCGACGGGCAACTCGGCGTACGCAACTGGCCCCTCCCCGGCAGCGAACCCAAGGCCCCTGACCCGGCCCGCGACCCCAAAGCGCCCTGGTGGTGGGACAACGCCGAAGACGCATCCCAGACCTTCCTCAAGTCCATGGGGGTGAACCTCACATGAGCACCCCCGCAGGCGACGACCTCGTCGGCAACGCAACCATCCGCGTCGACGGTGACACCGACCCCGCAACCCGCGCCCTCGCCGGCTTCTCTCGGGACGCCCAAGGACGTATCCGTGACGTCCGCGGCCGGTTCGTCTCCGAAACCCAGCTCATCAACCGGACCGTCACCAACAACACCCCCACCCTCACGGTCAACACCACCCCCGCCACCAACGCCCTGAACACGTTCACCCGCGACGTCAACGGCCGACTCCGCGACGTCAACGGCCGCTTCGTCGCCAGCGGCAACACCATCAACCAGACCCTCACCCGCACGACCGTCAACGGCAACCGCTTCACCCTCAGCCTGAGAGGCATCGCCAACGCGGCAGGCACCGCCGCAGGAATCCTCGGCAAGGTCGGCATCGGCGTCGGCGCGATCGGCGCAGCCGCCGGAACCGCCGCCCCCCTCCTCGCCGGAATCGTCACCACCCTGGAGAACATCGCGCCGGCCGGGGCCGTTGCGGTCACCGGCATGCTCGCGGTCACGCAGGCGCAGGCTGCGATCCGGCTCGGCATGGTCGGCGTGGAGGACGCCGTCACCGCTGCGTTCGACAGCAGTTCGGCCGGGGCGAAGAAGTTCGACGAGGCACTGAAGAAGCTGTCGCCCTCCGCGCGAGCGTTCGCCACCGAAGTCCGCTCGATGGCCCCTGGGCTGCGGGAGTTCCAGCAGTCCATCCAAGAACGACTGTTCGTCGGCCTCGACGACGTCCTGAAGAAGCTCGCCACCTCCGCCGGGCCGACCCTGCAGAAGAACCTCAAGACCACCGCGACGACGCTGCGGACCATGGCCGTGGAGGCCGCCGGTTCGGCCGGAGCGCTGGCAGAAGAAGGCACTCTCGGCAAGGCAATGAAGGGCGCCAACAAGGGCCTGCTCAACCTTGCGACCGCACCCGCTCGCATCGTCACCTCGCTCGGCCAGTTGGCCGCGGCCGGAGCGCCGGCCTTCGACCGGTTCACGTCCGCGATCACTCGTACGGTCGACCGGATCAGCGAGAAGATCTCGACCGCGTTCAAGAGCGGGGCGCTGACCGGCGAGGTCAACACGGCGGCCGATGTGCTGGCTGATCTGGGCACGGTCGCTCAGAACGTGTTCGGGATCCTCGGCAACATCATGCGCCCCGTGCAGGCGGCCGGCGGTGGGCTCGTCGGGACACTGAAGGAGATCACGGGGACACTGCGGGACGCGACGGCGACGGAGGGTTTCCAGTCCGCGATCAGTGCCGTGTCGCAGGTCATGGCCACCCTGGCGCGGACCGCAGGGCCGCTGCTCGGGCAGGCGCTCGCCGCGATCGGTCCGATCTTCACGACCTTGCAGGGCCCGGCGGAGACGCTGATCGGCGCGTTGGGTGCCGGGCTGTCGCCGATCATCGGCGCGCTCGGGCCGGTGCTGCAGTCAGCGGCGGCCGCCGTCGGCGTGCTCGTGGAGGCTGCGTCGCCGTTGCTGCCCGTTGTCGGGCAACTCGCGGCGAGTTTGCTGCCTGCGCTGGTCCCGATCCTGGACGCAGCGCAGACCGTTTTCGCTGCACTTGCCCCGGTTGTTCAGACTTTGAGTAAGACCTTGCAGGCGACGCTCGCCCCGATCCTGGCGCAACTGCCGACGATCATCGCCCCGTTGGCTGACATGCTTGCCGGACAGCTCGTCATGGGGATCCAGCTCCTCGGCAACCTCCTTGTTCAACTCGCCCCATCTTTTGTCAGTTTGGGGCAGTCCGTCGCGCAACTCATGGTGCAGGCAGCCCCTCTGATAGCCATGGTCGCCGGGCTCTCCACTCAGCTCATGGGCGCCCTACTCCCCGCCATACAGCCCGTGATCAACGTCGTCGTCGCACTGGCGTCCGCGCTCGCCGGGCAACTCGCCTCCACCCTGACCAACCTGATCATGCCTGCCCTGCGGCTCGTGACGGACCTCCTGCGCGGCGACTTCTCCGCAGCCTGGAACTCCCTGAAAGCCCTGGTCTCCGGCGTAGTCGCCCACTTCACCGGAACCCTGTCACGCATCGGAAGCATCGTCTGGTCCATCGTCCAAGGCGTCGTCGACCGCTTCACCTGGCTCTACAACATCCTCATCGGGAACAGCATCGTCCCCGACCTCGTCAACGGCATCATCGCCTGGTTCACCCGCCTGCCCAGCATGGCGTTCTCCGCCCTCGCCTCCCTCGCCTCAGGCATCGCCCGCATCGCCACCACCGCCCTGAACCGCTTCCGATCCGCGATCGTCTCCGGCACCAACACAGCCATCGCGTTCCTCCGCGGACTTCCCGGCCGTGCCCGCGGCGCACTCACCTCCCTCGGAGGCATGATCGCCTCCGTCGCCACGGCAGCACTGTCCCGCTTCCGCTCCGCAATCTCCTCCGGCGCCAGCAACGCCATCAGCCTCGTCCGCGGAATCCCCGGCCGCATCCGCGGCGCGCTCGGCGGCATCGGCAGCCTCCTGTCCGGAGCCGGCGCCGACCTGATGCGCGGCATGATCGGCGGCATCAGGAGCATGGCCGGAGCCCTGGCCTCCACGGCAAAGAGTGTCGTCAGCGGAGCAGTGAGCGCAGCGAAGAACGCCCTCGGCATCTCCTCCCCGTCAAAGGTGTTCGCGGAGATCGGACGCGACACTGGTCGCGGCTTCGTCAAGGGCCTCACCGGCACCGAGGCCCAGATCAAGGCCGCCGCCGAGAAAGTCACCAACTCCATCACCAAGGCATTCAAGGGACGCCGCACCCGGGTCGACGACCGCCTCGTCAGCCTGGTCCAGTCCGGCAACCGCCGTCTCCAGTCGCTGGCCGGGCAGCGGGACACGATCGCGAAGCGGATCGCGGACGCACAGAAGTTCGCCACCGACCTCACCGCCAAAGCCCGCGCCACCGGCTCCCTGTCGTCGATCGTGCAGGAAGACTTCTTCGCCCCGAGCTACGTCGAGAAGCGGATGAAGCAGTCACTGGCGAAGATCAAA